GGTTCCATTTTCCAGACCTCTCCTAGCTATGAAAAACCATAAAAAAGCCTCGCTTCCTTTCTAAAATAAATCCACAACCGAACCCAATGCCTAAACCGAAGCCAACCATTCGGGACAGGATTCTTTCACGCATCAAATGAGTGCTACCCCATCCCCCGACCCGCTAACGTGGCCCTCCGACCGCATGGCGCGCCTGCTCGACATGACGACGCGCCGCATGAACCAGCTAGTCAGCGAAGGCGTGCTCTTCCGCGAAGAGCGGGGGCGTTACTCCCCGCTGAAGAACGCGGTGGCATACATCCGCTATCTACGCGACAGGCGTGACCAAGCTGGCACCGCGTCGAATGAGGATGACGACAAGGCGACGAGACGCGCGCTCAACGTGGCCCGCCACGACGAGATCCGACTGAACATGGAAGTCACCGCCCGCACTCGCATCCCGCTCGACCTCATCGAAGAGATCGACGAGCGCCTACACTCCAACATCGCGGGCATCCTCAAGAGCCGACGAAACAAGACGCTCGACGAGGAGGCGCTCAGCGACATCTTCGGCGAGCTCCGCCAAGTCGGGCCCACCCTCCGCGCGTGGCATCAGCAGGTGACCGCCGCCGAAGTGCCCGTTGTCGCTCCGCTCGTCACCACCCCGCCCGCCGAAACAGACGATGATGACGAAGACGACGAGGAATGATCGAAATTTTCTCCAACGGCGGCGGAACTCAATCGGCGGCAATCACTGCACTCATTGTGCAGGGCAGATTACCGAAACCTGATTTGGTCGTAATCTGCGACACTGGCAGAGAGAAATCTTCGACATGGGATTATCTCGACGCGGTGATTCGTCCAGCACTTACAGGAGTGGGATTAGAGGTGATTCGCATCAAGCACGCGGAGTGGAGCAACCCATCGCCGAGCGGAGAACATTACTCTCACAATGGAAACACTCTCCTCATTCCAGCATTCACAAATCAAAGTGGAGATGTGGGAAAATTGAGTGGATTTTGTTCGGACAAGTGGAAGGTAAAGCCTAAAAATCGATACCTGCGGGAGGTGTTAAAAATCCCAAGCAACCAGCAAAAAAACTGGATTGGATTTTCCACGGATGAGGCGAGGCGAGCGATTCGGATGATTGCAGGGGAAGACTTTCAAGCGGGGTTAATTCGACTTCCACTCATCCACGATGTGCCGATGAATCGCCGAGAGGCAATCGCGTTAGTCGAATCAATGGGTTGGCCAACTCCTCCTAGTTCATCGTGCTATATGTGTCCGAACCACAACGATTCTGAGTGGCGGGATTTGAAAAAAAATTACCCACTGGAATTTCAAATGGCGTGTGACCTTGAAAGGGAGATTCAGCAAAAAGATGCGTTTTGCTTTTTCCACAAATCCTGCAAGCCACTCGGTGAAGTGAATTTCACTTTGCCAGAAGACATATTCGATCGAGCGTGTTCAAGCGGAGGATGTTTCACATGAGCAACGCCACCACCATCCGCCCCCACGAAATTCGCGCAATCTCTCGCTCATCAGCGGTGGAGCTTCGCGCCCGCATCGCCGCGCGTTGCTACGCGTTCTCGTCGCTCGTTCCGCCGGAGGAGTGGGCGCAGGACATTTACCGCCTCCCAACCGGCGGGCGGTTCCGATGGGAGTTCGCCCCCTACACGCGAGCGATGTTCAAATCCATCTTCGACCCCAACTCCATCGAAACTTCGATGCAACTTTTCTCCCGTGGGCTCAAGTCTACGGTGATTCTTCTGGCGATCGGCTACGCGATCGACCAAGCGCCGCGGCGCATCCTCTCGCTCTGGCCGACGAACGGACAGGGGGAGAAGTGGAGCAAGGACAATCTTTGCGGGGAGCTCCTCAACTGCACCCCCGCTCTCAGCTACCTCGGCAACGCCACAGGTAAACGCATCACGAGCAACACCCTTTTGCACAAGGAGTTTCCCGGCGGGCTCATCGACATCTTCGGCGCCAACTCCCCAGGCGATATGCGACGCGCGAAAGGATCCTTCCTCTACGCTGACGAGATTGACGCAATCGGCACCGAGCAAACCGATGAAGGCGACCAGCTCGCGATCTTCAATAAGAGGGGCGACGAATACCCCGACACCATCCGCGTGTTCTCATCTTACCCTTCTGTGCAGGGGCTCAGTCGAATCAACGCGCGGTTGAAAGACAGCGATCACAACGAATGGCATTCGACGTGCGTTGAGTGTGGGGGGGAGCCGTTCGTCATGCACCGCAACCAACTCCGCTACGATGCAGAGCGACCGCAGGAAGCTCGCCTTGAGTGCCCGCGATGCTCGGCGTTGCTCACCGACCGCCAACGCTACGACATGGCTCACCGCCAAGGGTATGACAACTGGCGACCGCGCAACGCCTTCCGTGGCAAGCGTGGCTATCAGGCGAACGCGCTTCTCTGGCCTCACCCAGTAGACGAGAAGAAATATGCGGGGGGCTGGCTTCAGTGCATCGCTCAACAAGAGATTGACGCCAAGCAAAGCGACAACCCGCGGCGCTCGATGCGCGTGCTTGTCAACACCGTCGACGCGGAACCGTGGGATCCTACCGAAGACAGCGAGAAGCCGCCGGAGTGGCGGGAGATCTACGAAGCCCGCGAAGCTTACACCGACGCGCCGCGTGACGCGCTCTTTCTCACCGCGTTCATCGACGTGCAATTAAACCGCCTCGAATGCGGGTGGCGGGCGTGGGGGAGGAACGAGGAAAGCTGGGGGCTTGATCACGTCGTGCTCGATGGCCACGTGCGGACGGCAGACGTTTGGAAGTCTTTGCGCAAACAACTCTCCCGCAAATTCCCGCGCGAAGGCGGTGGGTATCTCACGCTTGGCATGGCGCTCGTTGACGGTGGTCACTTCGCCGAGGACGTTTACCGTTTCATGCAGGAGCTTTCTACGAACCCGATGCCGGGGGTGAGCGGGAAATGTCGGGCGAGCAAGGGCGTCGGGCAAGCCAACCATCCAATCATTGATCGCAAATGGAAGACCGTTGCTCGCAACCTCAAAGGGTATCACATCGGCACGTGGGAGGCGAAAGATCGCATCTACGAGCGACTCAAGGTGAAGGCGAAAGACGGTGAAACGCCTGAAGGCATCATGCACTTCAATCAGCGATTCGGCGAAGAATATTGCCAGCAGTTGACCGTTGAAACGGTGGCGATCAGCTACGAGCGCGGGGAGGAGGTGCGGAAATATTTGAACGCAAAGCAGGCGCGAAACGAGGCGATCGACATCGAAGTTGGGAACCTCGCCGCGTTCCGCCTGCACCCGCGCAACATGGACGCGCTCGAGGATGAGCTTGAGAATCAGCAACCAATCAACGCGGTGGCACCGGTGCAGACGGCGAGCGTTATGCGGGGTGGTGGTTGGGGGCTTTAAAATTAATTCATTGCAAAGAGGGGAGAGAATCGGCAAGATTTGACCGCTTATGACAAAGCCTATTGAACTGCGTGACTATCAAAAAACCATAGTCGCCTCCACCTTGAGCGCCTTGCAAACTCACTCGCGTGTTGTTGTGGCTTGCCCGACAGGATCAGGGAAAACCGTGATCGCCATCCACGGAATCCTTCCCAACCTGCAAGGGAAAACGGCTTGGGTGACGCACCGAAAGGAGCTTGAAAAGCAGGTGCATGAATACGGGGCAAACCTCAGAGTGTCCCTAGTGCAACGGAAAATCTCTGGCGAATACCAGAATATCATCATCGACGAGGGTCACCACGTTTGCGCGGATCAGTATCGGCAAATCCTAGAAGACCACCCTTCGGCAAAGATTATTGCTCTCACCGCAACCCCTTATCGGCTTGATGGCGTCGGGCTCGGATCATGCGGATTTACCAAAATTATCCACGGGCCAGACACCTACGACCTCACCGAAGACGGCACCCTTTGCCGGGCCCGCGTCTACATTCCGAAATCAGAGCACACGGCGGCATGGTCGCCTGATGCCGCGGCAAACCGAATTGTCAAAACCAAATTCACCAAGGGGATTGTCTTTTGCCGATCAGTGGATGAGGCGAAGGAACTTGCACAACTCCTCACCGACGCAGGGATAAAATCTGCCAGCATTGACGGGATGACAGACCCAGAAAAACGGGCAACTCTTTTCAAAAGCTTTGTGAGTGGAAAGCTAAAGATTATCTGCAACCACACCATCTTCACCGAGGGCGTGGACGTTCCCGACGTGGATTTGATTGTTCTGAATCGCCACACTTTGAGCCGGTGCCTATGGAAGCAGATGATCGGGCGAGGAACTCGAAACGCTCCCGGCAAGCAGGAATGCACGGTTCTAGATCTAGCGGGCAACGGCGTCTTCCACGGATCAATTTACGACCGCGAAATCTACGACCTCAACGGCAAGGTCGAATCTACCGAATCACGAACACTCACGGAGACAGGGGGCGAGGACGAAACAACTTATGACCACAACCAAGGAGAAGAACTAAAGGAATGGAAACCACAACCGAAACCAATCAGGCTAATCGCGAGCTTACAAAGACTGAAATTCAAATCGTTGTTGCACAGATTCAGGATCGCCTGATGCGCGTGGCGAAGGCGCAGAGGGATTATATCGAAGACATTGAACTGCACTGGCTTCAGCACCCTATCGATGAGAAGGTTGAAAGAGATGAATACCCAGAAGAGGAAAAAAAGACTCAGCTAAGGAAGAAATATGACATCCCTGAAGGTGTGCATTTATTTATGGATGGGGTTGACTCGGCTCTTTTAGACTCGGATGCGAAAGCCTGCAAACCCTACATCGTAGCGTTTGTGAACGGGAAACTAACGGGGGAAACGTTGTATCACTTGCTGTTTTTCTTTGAGGAAGTCGGCGAATGCGATTACGGGTGGATCCTTGTTGAACGCCCAATCGGATTCTATGACGCGCCGAGTGATGATGACTTTGAGGAAATAATGGCTGACATCAGGTCAATCGGAACGCGATCAAGATCGAAGGCGAAAAACCTGATGAAGCTGACAAATTTAAACTAAACTTCTCTCTCAACCCAACGCCCCATCGAAGCAATTCGATGGGGCGTTTTTGTGTGCGGGTTGCCAATCTTCCGGCGGGTGACGAAACTCAAGGCACAATGCCAGATCCACTCGTCGGAATCCCAATGCAGTTCGAAGCAGGGGACACCGTAATTTTCACCGAAGCTTTCGCCGACTACGCGCCCGGCACCTACGTTGCCACGCTCGTCCTAAACAACCGAGTCGCCGCCGCAACCACGATCACCGCCACGACTTCGGGCGTGCTCTTCCTGTTCACGCTTACGGCCACCGTGACCGCCGCTATCACCGCTGGCGCTTACACCTACGCCATCTATGCGACGAGCGGAGCGACCCGTTACACCGCAAAGCAGGGCACGATAAATGTGCTCGCCAACCTCACTGCCACCGCCGTTCCATCCTTCGCTCAGACGCAAGTTACTCGCCTTCAAACGATCCTCGCCGAGTTCAGCGCGACGACGAAGCAGAGCGTTTCGTTCAACGGGCAATCCTTCTCTCGCGGAGCGATCAAAGATTACCAAGAGCAACTCAGCTTCTGGCAAGCCACCGTGATTCGCGAAACCGCCGCCGACAACGCCGCGCGCGGATCCACCACGAGCAACCGCATCACGCTTTCGTTCGTGCCATCGAACAACCTCGACCCCACCTACTACGCCCGATGAACATTTTCACGAAGATCTTCAGCAAAAAAGGCGGGAACAAAACAGGGGAGCGAGGGTTCCGCGAACTCGCTTCGGTGGGCGGTGGAATCAATGGCGACTGGCCAGTTTCGCAGATCGGCGAAGACGCCGATATGTGGCAGAACGCGTGGGCGTTGACCTCCCGCGTTCGCGATCTTTTCCGAAGCAATCCGCTCTACCAAGCTTACCGCGAAACGCTGTGGGCCAACGTCTTCGGGAGCGAAGGCATCATGCTTCGGAGTCGCATCAAAGAGCAGGAAGATCGCATCGTGCAGAACGCCGGAGAGAAGGCGACGCTTCGCGCCTACGACGCGCGAATTGACCGCGTGCGTGCTCACGCCGCCGAGCGCACCGGAAACCCCTTTCACCCGACCAATCGCCCGTGGATCGGCACCAATGGTTCAAGCAGGGCGCAGGTAAAAGTTGGTGAGCCCGACGTGTTCGCGCGTCAACTCATCGAAAAGAAATGGGCGGAGTGGCAACGCGCTGAGTACTGCGATACGAGGGGGACGCGTAACTACAAAACGATGCGACAGCTTCGCCTAATTTCAGCGGTTCGAGACGGCGACTTTTTCATCCGCATGATTCGCGATCCGCGCGTGAACAAGTTCGGCTTCTCGCTTCAGATGATCAATGCGGAGTGGTGTGATCGCCTGATGAATGGGACGCTTGCCAATGGCAACGTCGTGCGAATGGGCATTGAATACGAGAGCTCAAGCTGGGGGCTTGGAAAGGCGGTGGCTTATTATTTCATCCGCCGTCAGCCCAACGATTGGCAGTTTACGATCGCCGGCACCTTCGGTTTCGGCGCAATCAATAACGGGCTCCACGACCGCATCCCCGCCCGCGAAATTATCCACTACGCTCGCCCAGTTGACAGCGATTCGACCCGCCCCGCCCCGTGGGTTGCCACGACGATCCCGAAGGCGCGACAGCTCGACCAATACGAGCTCGCCGAGGTGGTCGCCGCTCGTCAGCAGGCAACGAAAACAGGGTGGCTTTACTCGGACGTGCTCCCCGAAGGAGGCAACGCTGGCTTCACGGTTGATCCGCGCAACGGTTTGCCGAATCAGCAAATGGGGCCGGGTGATATCGGCGCGCTTCCTTGGGGGGTGAAGTATCAGGCGATTGATCCGACGCATCCAAACGGCAACTTCGGCGAGTTTCGAAAAGCGATGGTGCGGAGCCAATGCGCGGGGATGCCTGGAGCCAATTACTCCACGATGGCGAACGATTACGAGGCGATCAACTTCAGCGCGGGGCGCCTTCAGAAGCTC